AACGAAATACAGCTAAGACTGTAGAAACAAGTTCTATAGAAAGAGGAAGTGAAGTAGAACAATATTATAAAGAATCGAGAAGAGGAGGAGGTTATTTAGAAAAAGCATTAGGTTCTGAGAATACTATTGTTGAAAATTTTAGATTAAATGATAGAGGTAAGGCTACTTTAAGAAGAATAAAAAGTGATAATGATCGTATTTTACTTACTCGTGTAGGTTTTCAGACTTTTAGAACTTTAGATGAAAGATATGTAGATTTAGCCGAAATGGATAGTAAATTTCTAGCTCAAGGGAATAAATATTTACAAAGCATTTGGGAAAATATGTGGGATCCTAAATTATATACTACACCTATTAATGAAGCTTATTCAGTTTTAGAAACTGTATCACCTAGAAGTATTTATAGTTTCAAAGGTTGGTTAGGAGTTTTAAAAACTTATGGACATAATAGAAATGTTATGTTATCCCAACATTATGTAGACAAAATTATTGAAGTATGTGAAAGCTATTTTCGTAAATGGTTTACTTTAGAAAGCAGGTCTATTGATGAAATTGCAAGTACTAAGAAATGGCTATCGCATATTAAAGAAGGAACGAATTCAGGTATGCCATTTAATGTTCCACAAGATAAAGCTATGGCTTTAAGATGTTATGAAGCGGCAATGAAAGTTTTTAAATTATGGAAAGAAGATCCAACTCAGATTAATTGGGCTAAATTAGCATTTATGCCAGGTTATAGGACTGAAAGAAAAGGTAAAAGCCGAGTTATAAGCATGGCTTGTATTTATGAGAAAATTTTATCGGCTATTGTTACGACTGTATTTGATGCGTACTTTGATTTATTTCCTGTTACAATGCCTCGAAAATTTGGTGCTATAGATAATATGTGTCAAGAAATTATCAAGAAAATTGATGGTTTATTATTAGCAAAAGATTATCATGGATATGATACATCTATACCTATTCATATATTTGAGATTCTTAGAGATTGGTTGATTTCTTTAGGTAATGATTTTTCTATGCTTGTTGCTTTCTTAATAGATTTAATTATACATTCAATTATGATTATAGGTGTTAAAGTAGGATATAAAATGGGTTCTCTACCTTCAGGTTGTGGTTTAACACAATTTTTAGGGACTATTATACATTTTATTTTGGATATTGTTTTTGGTTTAGAGTTTACTTTATCCATTTATCAATCTGATGATCATTCAGGTACTTTAAAGAAAGGTTTCGATAGACGCATGGTTGAAACCTGTTT